GGTGCTCCCCTAACGAGTTGTTCGGGCGTATCAGAGTGTTCTCTTTACGTGGACAGTATTCTAGATGATGATAAGAAATCTGCCATCGATGTCAAAGGTAATCGTTTACTAACTATGAAATCTGACGGCACGTTTATTACGGGTCTCAACTGTATTGAAAAACAGTTCAAAAAAACGAATCTTGTAATATTCGGGGTTTTGAATATAGCCGTGGGTTCAAATGACCCCCCACCCCTTGAATATGTGGACATTAACCCACTAAAAAAAACAAAACTTACTCCTGAACATTTTCTTAAAGTTTTTAATGGTAGCGATGTAGAGAACAATCCCTTATCGCAACTGCCTCTAGTTATCCGGGATAAATTTACAGAATTATATGGTTCTCAATCAACTGGTCACAATCTTAACGAAGATTTAAACCAGAATACGTTTATTGAATTTATTGACCAGTATAATGCTCCAGCAGCATTAAGCACATTGGAATTTTTTGATAATATGATTTCGTTTTTAAGGACAGACTCTTCGTGTGAGTTAGGTCAGGATGATTTGCCTAAAAACATTGACGATTATTTATCTTCTAGATGTAATTACGTAAACGCAAAGGTGAAATCCGATAGTGAAACAGACTTTACAGCAGCAAACATACGTTTAAAATTAGATACATTCCCTGTGCACCAGTCTTCCTCTGGTGGCAAATCATTGATAAATGTGAAGACCAAGAAACATCGGAGAACAAGAAGGAAGAAGCAACAGAGAACCAAGAAACTCCAGGTGTTCACGAACTAAATAAAAATTATGATTAAAATCGTATAAAGTGATATAAATGTTATTATATACGATTTATAAAACGGGTATGGCATCATACATATCTCCGAAAAACCAGGAAATGTTATGGAATACCATACAAAAGAATCCGCTATTCAATCAGTTAGCACAGGAACAACAGCCGATATGGTGTATTGTCATCCAATGATACAAAATCATATATAGAGTATTCATTCCCACCATCTTATAAGGTCGAAAAATTTAAAATTGGAATCAATGATCCGAGAGACTCCCCGTTCCAATTTGTGTCAACCCGTAGTAATCGATACAGATCATTGAAATCTTCGACAAAGACCAAACTGCAACGTTTATCAAATTTGATTTTGAGTGTGACAGATTACCCCAAATTTAATGCGATGCAGAAAGAAACCAAATGGGAAGATGACGATGGTGATGGTAATGTCATAAGTAGCGAAATGATTATGAAAATTGGGGATTACCGTGGTAATCCAGCAAATAGTGATATACACACTCGTAGAAAAGCAAAGGCAATTGTTGGTAAAATCAGAGAAATGTTGATAAAATTAACAAAGATGAGTTCGGATACAATTAATAAAGAATGGTTGGATACTAATCTCATTGATGTGCTCATTGCACATGAACGACCCAGTTTTATTGATGGGACAGCAACAGTTGGTAGTAGTTCTAAACCACAACCCCTTGCTAAGGTGTATAAAACCAGTAGTGAGGCGCTCATTCTAACTGGGTTCAGTTCATTGGATATTGATTTTTATTATATACGAACATATGCTCACATCGCTTTAAAGCATTGTATGCTTGTTTTGGATAAACTAGCGAAACATATAAATTCATCAGGTGAAACATTGGTTGCGGAAATTAAAGGGGATACCATTAAAATTGTCAGAAATAAAATTTCGGATGAAAACGTCAGGGCAGAATTAACCAATATGGCTTCGCAATATAAAAAGTATTGTGCTAACCGTAAGACAGAAGGAGATTTTATAAATAGTTCGCTTAAAGAAATAAGAAATGATTTTGCAACATTGATGAAATCGAGTAATATGCCGACCATAAAGTTTGGCAAAAATATTCTAAAACAAACAACTGCTATTACTGGAAGTGAAATTATATCAATAAAATCGCCACTTCTTAAGTGGATTAAAAATCAAGTAGGTACAACACAAGACGATGCTAAATTCTTTAAAAGCATGTCTATGTCAGTATTTTGTGTATTAAATTTAACTACTAGAGCGAATGATCCTCCCCCGTATCCTTATATAGACATTAATGACAATGCTAGTATAACAAGTAGTGCAAAGTATTATACAAAACTTGCTAAGAGTGATGAAATTCTAAGAAATAACATAAGTAGCATAAATACACAATTAGTGACACTTTTAGGCAATCCAACCACTGCAGAACGTGATTCTGCGTTGAATGATATAGAAGATTACAACGCTGTATCGGCTTTAGGAACATTGGATTTCCTTGACAAATTCTCAAAAGGGTTTAAATATAAAAACATTTATTCAAAAGAAAGGAGAAAGGTGGAGGGGAAAGGGACAACTATTAGTATTAATAATAACAAATTCAACCGAGCCGCGGCAATTGGATTTATTAAATCAATAGTGGATAAACCCAAGCGTTTCAAGAAAGGAGGACATGCGAGAACCAAGAAACACAGAAGGACGAGAACCAAGAAACAACATAAGACGAGGAAACTACATGTATTCAACAATTAAAAACTATAGGCACATTGTATAATGTTTAGTTTGGTTCATCAAATGACCTTTTTTGTTATTGGTAGTGTTGCTGGTATTTCCATGGGAACGATTGGGATGGGTGCTGGTTTAATTGCAGTTCCTCTTCTTATACATAGTGGATTAACTGTCCATCAGTCCATTTCAGTAATAATGTTAATGCAATTATTACCACAGTCTTTGCCTGGTGTGTATAATTACCGTGAACATATACTATTGGAACCATCTGTGTTAGTAATCGTCGGTAGTATCTTCGGTATATGGTTAGGTTCTCATCTGGTTGTTAATAATTATTTAAAAGAAGCTTATATATATCGAATTATTACTATATTTCTATTTATAAGTTCAATATACTTTTATTATAAACACTGGGATTAAAAGTAAAATTATGAATAAAATCGTATAAAGTGATATAAATGTTATTATATACGATTTATAAAACGGGTATGGCATCATACATATCTCCGAAAAATCAGGAAATGTTATGGAATACCATAAAAAAGAATCCGCTATTCAATCAGTTAGCACAGGAACAACAGCCGATATGGTTTCGTGATATAATTGGTAACTTTTATTCGGAAAATAATAAAAAAACGCTCAATAAAACACAGTTACTTGAACTCAATAAATCTACTATACGCTTAATGATACATAATTTGAAACGAATGACTGGAGGTTCTCTCCAACCCGATGAAGCGTCTAATAACCCATTTGGAGAACCTATACAAGACCGAATTCAACCTAGGTCAGATTCATATAAAGGTGAATATGAAAATTTACAGAATGAATATAACACTATGTATCAACGTGCCCCTCCAGCTGAGCCAGAATTCAAAGAACCGGTAGACGATGGTGCAATAAAGAACATGGACGAACTCATTCAACAGCAGATAGAAGAGCGTAAATTCGAAACGATTCAGATGCCTAAGCCCCCGGTTCAACTAGAATCCGTGTCACCAACTATACAAATGACTGTTGCAGAGGTTGACGAGATAGCCGAGTTAAAAAAACAGATAGAACTCTTGCTAAACCGAACAGAAACGCTGGAAAACGACATTACAACAATTAAGTCGCAAATGACATCTGTCGATGTGTCTGGTCAAATGATTCACCAAATGTCAATAGATTAGAATGGTATGAGAACATTATTTTTATTACCATACAAATAATGTTTTTTTAAAATATATGTGTTGGGTTCTCCTGTGTTCATCTTTCGAGCTGTAAGAATCTACCGAGAACTGTCTTGTTCTTCTTTTCATATTCCATAGATTTAAGGTCAGATTCGTGTTGTTTTCGAATAATCATCTGTTCATGTTCTCTCTGTTGTTTACTAATAATTCCCTCAGCGTCACCTTTCAACATTGGTGTGAGTTCTTGTCGTCCCCGTTCTTGTGCAAGGTGGTCCATTGATTTATATTTGGTCATATTATCGTAGTCTTGTTCTCCAACAGTGAGAACCGTTTGATCTTTATGAACCTTACGTAAATCGTCGTATTTTAATTTACTGAATGGGTCTGACGTTACATAAGCATTGCCATCAGTCTCGTATAAATTCGTCCCTCCACCACCCAACATTTGGACACCGGTATGTCGAACGATAGAACCTTGCTGTTGCTGCTTAACTTGGTCGAAAGCACGTCCCATATTGTCCTTGGTAACATTGGTTACATTGGAGAACTGAGAATCACCGTTTTTGAACCACTCATTACGAGAATCGTCGGGTTTAATCGCCATATTATTATCAAACATATCATTAAATGTGCTATTGAAATCCTTTTTGGACATTTTACCAATAACACCGGTAACTTGTTCGTTCCCCACGTCTTGGTTCTCAAGAGGAGTATAGGCGGCGTCTTTTCTGTTAGAACGTTCGGTGTGTTTCTGTTTATTGTTATAGTAATTTACAACAAATTCATACGCTTTTTTATAGAACAGAAAATATTTAGGGTCTAATCGAGATTTATCGGGGTGCGTCATTAATACAACCTTCTTGGCGCGTTTCATATCTTCGATTGTGATATCATATGATAGGTTAAATAGGTCAAGCACATCTTCGAAAGAATATTTAGAGATATCTAGATTATGAGAAGAGAACCTAGACATAATTATATATAAATAACGTTATTTTTTAACTCATAAAAAAACGAAACAATATAAAAATTCACCGGGTATTTATATATTATGACGGTGCGCGATTTTGACGGAGAGATTAACAGTATGTCGGAACTACATGAGCTTATCAACACCAATCCAGGTATCCTTGTGATTAAAATGGGCGCAACATGGTGTAATCCCTGCAAAAAGATAAAGGATATTGCTCAACAAAAAATGGACGAGTTAAAGACCGAATTCGATGCCAATGTGACTATTATAGAGATAGATATCGACGATTGTTTCGAGGTTTACGCTTCGTTAAAGACGAAGCGGATTGTCAGTGGCATTCCAGCCATATTGTGCTGGTTTCAAGATAATGTAACGTTGAGACCCAGCGACTTTATTAATGATTCAGAACCGACTGAAGTAGAAATGTTGTTTGATAGATGTGCCAAACATATGAGAAATCTATGATGTAAGACAACACACAACCTTCTTACCTTTAAACATAGTCTTTATATTATGAAATGCGTTCTTGCGTTCCTTGCGTAGACACTTCACTGAATTACGCGATTCGACGTTTGAATTACACAATTCCTCGTGGTGTGATTTATAAGGTTCAAAAGCCGAACCCGGTCCACCAAGCAATACCTTTGCGTCATTACGCACCTTCGTCTCGGTAGTGCTGAAATGTTTTACACGAGTGAACTTTACACGAGTGAACATGATAGTATAACGTTTTTTTTGATTATAAATAGTCTCTGTATTTATAATCAATTTTTACAAACACATAGCATTATACAAACACATAGCATTATACAAACACATAGCATTAAAAAAATTGAATATTTTTTAATGAAACCATTTATTAGTACACTCAAACCATGGTATCAAAAAAACGCTGCTGTTCATGCAACAAGAAAGTAGGATTAATTGGATTTAATTGTAGGTGCGTTAATGAGAATGGAGAACCCAATGTATTCTGTTCCAATTGTCGTATCCCACGCCTTAGTCCCTGTGAAAAGTCGGGACACGATTGTTCGTTCGATTATAAGCTAATGGGACGAATTTTACTGGAAAAGAATAACCCGTTGGTA